ATAACCAGGGGAAACAAGACGAGAGACCAGGATTAAACTCTATTGCAATAGGAGTTATAGGATCCTGAGGGATTATATTCCTTATAAATTCCCTCTTTTTCACTCTGAAGGCATTGCCATTCATATTCCCAACAGGAGATGAATAATCATCTATCCTGCCAAGACTGGTTTGAGTGTCTTTTTGCTTGTTCTGATTTCTTTTGGGAGCTTGAGATTTCTTTCTCAATATGGGCGCTTCGGAACGACTTTTTTCGCTTTTCTTAGTTGTGCTTCTTCCTCTTTGATTTGACATTTTTATACTACAAAAAGGTTCTGAATGGTTAGTTGATTTAAATGTAATCCAATTCTTCCAGAATACTCTGGGGAATGAAACATTTAAATTCAACTCTCGAAGGTCTCGAGTCTGGCCATATGAATAAATCTTCATTTATCAGAACCCTTTCACTGTCATCAAAGTCCGAAATAACATTAAGTACTTTATCTCTAGACCTACCCTCGTAAACTGGGGTTCGAGAGTCAGAGATAAATATGTTACTTCTTAGGTAAACTTTTTTTCCTCTATGATCCTTCACACAATCAAACTCCTTCTTCTCAAAGATTGGAGCGATGGGAAGTGATCCACAACAGAGGTCACAGACCTTGTTGTTATCATGCATATTATGGGTTATGACTTTCCTGTCTTGATCACCATAATACTTTTCCTTAACTAGTTTTTGTTGACAAAATTTCTTTAATCTATGGTCGCAGGAAAGAACATGCGAATAGATTCTAGGAGGCACCAGCTTAATATCCCTACGAGGTGTGAAATCAACCTCCATATTACTAAGAAAATTATTCCTTATCTTTGAAGAAAACCTCTTCTTACGTTTGTTATAAACTGAGAGGTAGTAAGGTTTAATAAATTTTCTCCTAATGAGATGCATTATGCATCTCTGGGTATAAGTAATACTCTTAGGGATACCTGGAATACCAAGTCCCCCTAATTCGGGAGGAAGATTCCAGTTAAGTTTGCCATAAAAAGAAATTCTGTTAATCTTTTCCTTATTATATTTTATGAACATGGGAAGTAAAGATGGATCTGCACTATTGATTAATTCAGCAATAGCCTGAACCGGTCTGTCCTCAGGACAGTTAAATACAAGGTTCATATACAGATTATTTATCTTAGTAATAATTCCTTTTCTATAATAGAAAGTTGTTGAATTGATTACCGCAGTATCTTTACTGATGAAGGATTTTCCTATAGATGGTTCAAAGTCAAAATCCTTTGCCTTCTGTTGCCATTTTGTAATGACCCTTAAGGGTGCATAAGCAAGAAAATCATCCCCATTGATCCAACAAGGGGGGTCTATTCTGCGATTCCTTCTTTTTCTAAAGGGTTGCAGTCCTAGATTTTCATCATCATCGTATGGGATAGTCCTTTTATCCTGACCATCCTCTATGTTCACACTATGCCATAGAGCATAATTTAATAAGCACAATAATGGAAAAGATTTAATATCACCCATTAATTGTTCGTTGGTTTGAGTAATATACTCGAAACCGTCTTTCCTGCCATTAGTATACTTTTGAATCCTGACCTTTCGTCCTGTAAAATGACGAGATCTGATCTCAGACAAGGGTTCTTCACCAAGCTTTTGAAATTGAGAAAATGCTTTTATGAAGATATTTAAATTAACAAAATATCTTTTGAAAGAACCAGTATTCACGTCTGCAGAAAGGTAATCCCAAATCTTTAAGAAAATAGATTTCGTAACCTCATTCACAGTAGGAATACTAATATCACCCATATACTTTATAAGCTCTCGATCAAGTAACTTGGACGTCTCTGGGGAAATAAACCCAGTTGCATTCTTGTAGTCACCTGAGAGAAAGTATAGTTCCTCATTTGGGTAATATTGTCTTGACTTCTGTATAAGAAGATCAATGTCGGATTCTCCAGCTTCTCTTCCAAAGAGAAGGACTGGGCTACTCACCATGCTTTTTTTTAGAATAACCTGGATAGGTTTGTAAGCATAAAACTCTGAAGGAGTACAGGTCGTAATGGTCCTGCACTTCAGAGGTTCTAACAAAAGGGTTGCTCCACCATATAAATCACCTATAAGAGAAGGTGCAAAGATAGGAGCAGGGACCGGTAAACCGTTACACTCAGGAAACGGAAGACCCTCGATCTGTGGAACAGATCCATCTGGGGTCTCAGCCTTAGACGTACTAAGACATCTGTTAGAATTTTTAGAATAAATATCGTGAGTTAGTTTTGCATTAGGAAAGACAATGGGCAAAATCCTTTTGATCTGTTCAGGATCAACCTTTGTGGGTTTTGCTACACTAGTTAGAGAGATCCTGTACTCACTAGTACATGCCTCAATAAAACTTTGAGGGATCTCAGGAGCACATCTCTTACTATAAGAGAGATTATGTGCGAAGGAAATAAATTTCATTCGGTTCTTTTGATTCTCGAACCGACGGAAAAAAAGTCTTGTTACCTTTTTAGTAAAAGGAAGCCACCTAGGTAAATTCGGAAGGTGGTCAGGAGGTGTTATAGATTTGTTAGATCTAGAGGCGAGAGCGGTGTAGTAATATTTCATTACTTTAACGTTTTCGGATTCAGGCGATCTAATTAGGGTGGAGAGAACTGAAACAATGTTCCTTCCATTCACATCTATAAGTTTATTCAGAGATGGATACTTCCTCCTTAAAAGCTCAGAGAACACATCAAAGTATGTTAACCATTGATTAATTGAATTAATACTAGTTAATAATCCTTTAGAGTTCTCGAAGATATTCCTGGAAACCCACTCAAACTTCTCCTTTCGGGGAAGTTTTCTGTAGGTTTCTTTAGATATCTTCGGATGACTCCAGTCATCACCAGAGCAAACACAATCGAGCCACTGACGAAGTGGTTGTCGACGGTGGGCAACATAGTTTTTA